TAATCAGCAGGAAGTTCCGCTGCAATAACGTTTGTAGAGGCGTTCCAGAGAATCTTGACGCCCATGCCCACATTGGTGAACGCAATTTTCTCAATGCGAACCCCGGAACAGGCCGTTCCATCCTGTAAAGACGAAAGGGCGGACACATCCACCTTGGTAACAGCAGATTCACCCGTTCCATCGCTTGTATTTGTACAATAAAAAACAGCTTTCTTGGGACCATCTTCTACTGTAGTAGCAGTTACAGCATCCGCCATTTAATCCTCCTTTAAAAGGTCGGGGGGAATAATCCCCCCAACATTACTTATTCAAACGGGGTGGCTAAAGTGCCGTCACCGTGGAGGAAGGCTTCGCAATGCCACACAGCAGCCGTGGTAGCCTTTAAACGGATAATCCCGCCAACCAGCCAACCCTGTGCCGCTGCACCAAGATCAATGGTATCATCGTTACTTGCATCCGGAATAAAGGTGTTGGTATCCCCAGCCGTTGCTGGATCAAAAAGCTGTGCAAATCCAGAATAAAGATCACTGGCGTTGTCCGTATTGATCTGACCCGCACCTGTAAAAGTAGTTCCTACAATGAAGGTGTAGTGAAGCCCCGCTACCGCTGTTGGGAGCGTAACAACAATACCTGCTGCACGATTAAGAGTGAAAACCGCACCAGACTGGGTTGATTCGACGCTGTAAGTAGCGTCAGTAATCGAAACTACATTGTCATATGCAGAAACATAACCAGTAGTAACTAAATTACCACTGCTGTCGACATCAAGGTTAGTGGTAACTGTGCCAGTTCCCGAAGCAACAGAAATCTGCTCAAAACCGTTTTCAGATCTAACGGGACCATTAAAGGTTGTATTAGCCATTTTGGCCGTCCTCCTTACAAAGGTTTCGTTCTAGCGTCCTGTAAGAGTCTGCTGGGGCAGTCGCTAGAGCTATTCATCCCAGAAAAAAGTGGGGAGAGGTTGCCCTCTCCCCGTTACGCTTTACGCACCAGGTGAACCGAACACACAACGTGGATCAGAGTAACCGTAGCTATAACGCTCACGGGCTTTGAATCGTACATTGCCTGTATCGAAATCGCCTTCCATCTTGGTAGACATCGCCATCCGTTCAAAATGAACGAAACCGCGAGGAGCGTCGGTTTTAATAAACCAGGCATCCGTGTCCGTAAGATAGTGGTTAACGACATAACCCTGCGGGAGCATACCCATGTTCCGCGTAGCGTTAACATCGTTGTCGGCAGTTCCCGGACGAAGAGTGGATTCCAACAGACGATCCGCCACAAACTGTAACGCTGGCGGAACAATCAGTTTTTCTCCACGAACCGAAACCTTCAGGCCACGCTCATCAACAAAAGCTGCGATGTCAATAAGAGCATTCTCAAGGCTGGTTTCGTTCAGGTCAGCAGCTGTGCTGGGCTCATTGCGAAGATCATTATTATTAACAAGAGGATGATCTGTTGCACAAAGCTCTTTGCCGTCGCCGCCAGTAAACGTGCTATCAAAAGCATTGTTCAACGTAGCTGCACCCTTCACCTGTTTGGTGTTGGCCATGCTGCGTGCCAAAGCTTTCGTATAGCGCGAAGCCAGACGATCATAGAGATTATCCTCGATTGCTTCTTCCGTAATGGAGAAAGCAAGCGCGATAGTCTCATGCGTATACCTTGCGGTGTACGCTTCCTGGGCGTCATCAAACGAAATGGCTGAACCTTCAGCTTTCACTGGGGCTGAACCAAAGCCAGAGAGCATGACCTCTTCTTCAAAAGCACGTTCTGAAGATTCGGTATCATAAATCTCAGCTGATTCGTTGTCGTATCTGGCATACTCAAGACCGAAAAGGGCATTGAGGCCAGGCTCTAGCTCTTTTGCTAGTTGGGCTCTACTAATAGCCATTTTTCAATCCCTCCTATACGCCAGTGGTTGAAGGAGTACCAGCCGCAATAGCACCATTGTTGCTATTGAAGTGGTTATTCAACCGTACAATTGCCCCGATACCAGCCGCTGAAAAATCAGCATTCTCTGGATCATCAACCCAACCTACAATACGCATTTGCAGAGCAGCCGTGGTAGCAATCGTACTGATCGCAAGGCGACCTAACGAAACACCAGTGGCGTCTGTTCCTGTTATAGTAGTTGAGAAGTTTGCGTTAGCAAAAACTGCGGCTCTCGCCGTAGCCTTACTTGTCCACGAAGCATCCGTTGCGATCACATAAAGCTGCATTGGATCATCGTTTACATACGCCTTTACCGGGTGATTGGAATCTGCCCCGGAACCGGGCCAGTAGTTACTCCAAACAGGTTTTCCAGTGGTACTAGACACATACTCACAACCCTGAAACACACCAAGCATACCAACTGTTCCACCAGCCGCCGCGCCAGGCACGTCAATATAGCCAGTAGAAAGAGGTATCACGGGTTCGCCGTGATAAAACTTGCTAGTATTGCCATTTGCAATTTCATACGCTGAGTATTGGGTCATACCAGTGGAATTAGAGGCCCCGCCCTGTTTGCTCAAGGGACGAAGACCAAAGCTTCCATTTGCATTAGCCATTTAGTTTTTCTCCTGGTCCTCATTTTGAGGACCTCCAAAAGTTACACGAGAGTGCCGGTCAGGTGTACTGATCGGCATGGCTGGATGCTGTTCACGAGCTAGATCGTTATCAACAGCCGCCATTTGATTGCGAGTCATGCTTCGATAGTAATCGTTGCGTTCCTCGGCAATCTCAACCGGAACTCTTGCAAGCAGAAGACCACCTACGCCTATAACACCAGCATGTTTACCGTCTTCGATGGTTGGGATATCAAAATCAGGAAATTCATCACCACGCACCAGTTCGTACCCCTCTCGGGAACGTGCTGCTACGTTTTTACGGTCATCAAATCCCATAACTTCGGACCTTATCCAACGATGTTTGTAACCCTCTGGAGCGGGTGGTGCGTCCAACATGGACGGGGGCTTCCAAGGTTCCCTGCGTGCTTGCCCTGCACGAGTTTGGTTGGCTCTTGGCGTTCTCGTAGACTCTTGGCGAGTTGTGTTCTCAGTAGTCATGGTCAGTCCCTCACATATTTTGCATATTCTTCAAGAGGCACGTTAAGCCTCTTAGCGATAGCAACTTGTGAGGCACTCAGCCGCACAGTTTTTCGTCCACTTCTATTGCGGGATCTGGAAGATTCAGCTGACGCAACTTTTCTTCCACCCGTAGGTTTCGAACCAGAATTCAGTTTCTGAGGAAACTCACTTCTCATTCGTTTATCAAGCTCATCATAGTAATCATTGGAGGTTGGGTCAAACCCTTCATCCTCAATTAAACGTCTGTGAACCCCAAATGCTGCGTATGTCATAACTTCATCCTGGCCAAACCAGTTGTTCTTGGACGCCCAGGCCTCTGCTTTGGGGTCAGCAACAACTGCCGGCGGAGGAGGAACAGGTGCCTGAACCGCTGGAGTAGGGTCGGCAACATTTTCCCTGTTTCTTTCGTTCGATTTAGCCGATGTCAAACGGGATTTTTCAACAGAAAGATTGGACAAGGCCTCCTGGGCCTCTACCATTGCGTCCACATCACCTGTCTCGTGAGCCTCTTTTAAGACTCTTTTAGCAGTATCAAGTTCGCTATCAACACGTCCCTCAAACTGCTGGATAAAACCTTTATCCAGATTATCAAGTCTGTCTTTAAGGTTTTGGTTTTCCTTCTGGACGTTTTCAGCATACTGGATAGCGGTCTGCTTCTGCCGCTCTTCCTCTCGAAAACGCTTGGTTAAATCCCCTATCCTGCCACGGACATTGGTGCTGTATTCTTCCAGTTCCTCATCAGAAGTGGCTTCCTGTACTTCTATTGGTTCAGGGGCGTCTTCTTCCGGTTTTGAGGCCTCTGGGGAAAGATCTATTTCTGTGGCTCTTTCTTCGCCGTCTCCGACATCAATATTGGCTTCATCTAGTTCTGGTGGCATGGCTTTTCTCCATGGTTTCTTTCTTCTTTCTGGTTAAACATGCTTTATGTCGTCAGGTTCCAGGATGGTCGCAATGACTTCGTCATCATTTATGACGCGAACCTCGCCGCCGTCGATCTTGAATCGAGCACCGGCATAACGTCCTATGCAGACCCAGTCGCCTTCCTTGCACCAGCTGGTATTTTCGCCGTCTCCAAATTTTGCGGGGTCCCTGTAAGCCAGCGGCCCTACTTTAAGAACATAGGCAACAACCGTGGCAAGAGCTTCCCGGTCTATGACAGCGTCTGGAATGTGAATGCCCCCTTCCGTTACTGCCTTGCCCATATAGGGCATCACCAGCAAACGCCAGCCAGTGGGTTGTGGAAGGCGTTCTTTAAGATTTTTCTCTACAAGGGAAGGATCTAAAACTTTTTGATTTTTTTCAATGTACGCAGAAGCTGCTGCGGCATTTTCCGACGCTACGACGTGGTCGGGCACATATAGGGTTTTGGTCATTCTTCCTCCGTGGATTGCAGGAGATCCTTTATCTCCCGTTCAGTAAATTCTAGCCCCTGAAGCTCTCCGACAAGATGCCTGTAGGACTCCATGTCTTTAGGCGAGCCGTGCAGGATAGCGTTCTGGGTGAGTTCTATGCGACTTTCGATTGCTCTCAACAAGTTGTAAGCAAAAGTCGTTGGATCGGCCATATTCTAATAGGACCCCCTGAAAGTCTTGCCTTTGACCGCGCCACCCTTGGAGTACTTGATGGGGCCACGCTCGGTATAACTCATGCCACCGTTCATGTATCCGAGCTCGTCTTTGACCACGCCGCCATTAGCAAGGCCCATAGCTGCTTTGTACTCAGCAAGCTCATTGCCTCGGGGTTCGCGCCCAAACTCACG